CGCGACTACCCAAGGGATTCTATCCGTTGCCTCACTGAGGTCGGAAGATAGGCAAGCGGAACCCACTGGGAATCCACTTGCCTTACTGGCCAGGTAAAGGTACTGCCATGCCTGGTCAGTCCTCATAAGCCCGCTAGAAGCGGACGGATGAGAACTGAGGTAACTTCTCACAATGTGGGAAGGTGCCTGTTGTAACATAACTAACCAATATGGTCCAGTTGTTACAATACGCGACTTGTTCCCTGGTTCAGGGACAACGAGCGTTCTCACTGGGATTCCATTGGTCTCCCAGTGACCTTCGTAAGTCGACTTATAGTCGAGATACGAACAGACAAGAATCTGGTCGCCAATGGCTTCATCAAATCCTTGTCTAAAGACCTGAAATGACCCGAGAGTCTCGGGGTTCAGTTCTCCAAAAGGAACCTCCTCAAATTTTAAGTAAGGTTCCTTTCTACACCAATAGCGCCATCTTGGCGAGCCCTTTGGGCAGAACATTGTTCCTATTGGTGTAATTACTGTCTCATCCTCCAATGGAGTGTGAGATAGTATAGGCTTAATGGAGTCAATGACTTCATTAATCCTTCCGCCATCACTAATGGTATGGTCTAAGGTACCGGCAAAACTCAATGAGATATGCGCCGATGCCTTATTGGGGTGGCCCGCTTTGCGGCACCGAGCCCCAATAACCTTCCCAGCGGAGTATAACTCCTTTAGGATGGTACAGTCAGGGACATAGTCCATTTCTGTATTTTCACGAAAGGTTTTAAAAGCCTTAGTGAGAGTCCTAGCATCGCCAGCTGGAAGCTGGCGACTGGAACTTAAGTGAGCAAGATCTTCTAGGTCTTTCTTCACATAATTGCCGCTAAGTATCCTCTGGATCTTAGCGTCAAGAAGTAGCTCAAAAAAGATATTATCTTTTCTGGGACACTTAACGATACCCTCGACTTCTAGTTGAGAGGACGTGGCGATGATGTAGGAAATCATTGATTTCCACATCGTTGTGAGGTTTCCTAGCCCATAAGGCCCGGATGCCAGAATTCGTCTTAGGAATTTCCTAAGAACGAGTTGAAATGGAGAGCTTTCAATAAAGTATCTCCATTCAAAGAGCAACAGGGAATCAATGATTCCATGTATAAATTGCTCTATTCTGC